CGATTACTTTAGAGTTTATAAAACAGATATTATGTATTTACACAAATGTTTTGAAGATTTTAATGAATATTATACATATAACACTATTCCAACCAATGCCATCGAGAAAATAATTTAATAAATTTATATGATACGATCAATTTTTAAATCTTTTTCATTTTTATTCATATAAAGAATAAACACACATGATAATAAACGTGGAACAACATCAGGGAAAACTCATCATATCCTATGTCAACAAGGATGGCAATGTTTCCTACTCACAGTTGAACATCCCAGTTGCACACCAGTATCTGTGGGTCGACTGCAAACAGAAGTCACAGGCCATACCTGGTGTGTTGACTTTTGATCACAAACCAGTCAGACGAGTGGCCACACAGTTTCTATCTCGTAACAGGATCCAGGAGTTTCTCATAGATGCCGGTGATGATCTCACAAAACATCTGTTTGAACAGAACTTTCCAAACCTTTACTCCTGTGACATAGAGGTTGATGTGACAGATGATGGTTTTGCCGAACCATCCTCCGCAAACAACAGGATAAACAGCATAGCATGGACCCATTATCCAGAGTGTATGGTCTTTGGGTTGAAAGAGTTGTCTGGCGAAGAGTGTCAGCGCATAGAGGACGACATAAACAAACATGTTAAGAAGTTTGACAGGGCATATAGGTTCACCTACAAGTGTTTTCAGAACGAGGCCGATATGATATATGACTTTCTCTATAACTATGCGAGGCATGCACCTCTCATCACTGGGTGGTTCTTTTGGACATATGATTGGCAGTACATCTCCAATCGATGCAAGAGATTGAACATGGACATATCTTGGATGTCACCAACCAAACAGTGGTATCCATATAAGATAATGGACAAGAATGAGAAGAGGGTCATCATGTTGCCCCAACACAAACTGATAGTCGATTACATGGCCATCTACAAGAAATGGGACAGGACGATAGAGGTGAAGGAGAATGATTCACTCGACTTCGTCGCAGATGCAGCACTTGGCATACAAAAGGTCAAATACCCTGGGTCTTTAAAGGATCTGTATCTCAAGGACTATGAGCAATATGTCTTCTACAATGCGATAGACACGGTGCTTGTAGAACTGTTGGATGAAAAACTAAAGACCATGAAGACATTCCTGGGGTTGGGAAACATCACAAGGGTGGAGGCCATGAGTGCATTCTCTCCCATCGCCATGTTGGAAGCAACGATGACAAGATACGCGTACCACAAGGGTCTGGTCTTTCCAAAGACAGAGGGAAGGAAGGAGAGAGAGGAATATGTGGGTGCGTTTGTGTTCGAACCAGTGCCTGGCATATATCCATGGATAGCTTCATTCGATGCAGCCTCGCTGTATCCAACGATAATGAGACAATTCAAGATATCCATAGAGAACTTCAAGTTCAAGGACAAGAGTTATGTGCCAATGGACAATGAGATAAAGACATCGAGCGGTGCGGTCTTTGATGCAAGCTATGAGCCACTCATCCCTGAGATACTGACAGATTACTACAACCAAAGAAAGAAGGCCAAGACAACATCCCAGAGAGCAGAGAAAGAGGCAAATGAACTGGAAAAGATACTAAAGGAAAGACAATCAAACACAGAGAAGAGCCTAATATCATAGAAATCATTATGATGTTTGTGCACCCGGGACTTTAATATATACTAAGCAAAAGCTTGTATGAATGAATAACGACCCCCATCCAATTAAAAATATAAAAAATAATTTGATTTCTATGGAAAATAGTAAAAGTGGAAGTAAATTGCTTTCTGATTTTAAATTTTATTCTAGTTATAGTAAATTTAATGAAAAAGAAGGAAGATATGAAACATGGGAAGAAGCAGTAGATAGAGTTTTTGATGGAATGCATAAAATTAAATTTAAAGAAATATATGACAATGATATAAAATTTAAAGAATATTATGAATTTGCTAAAGACGCCTATAAAAATAAATTGGTATTAGCTTCACAACGATCTTTACAATTTGGTGGTGAACCTATTTTAAAACATAACAGTAAGATGTTTAATTGTTTAACGAGTTATTGTGATAGAGTTAGATTTTTTCAAGATACTATGTATTGGTTATTAAGCGGTTGTGGGGTAGGATTTTCTGTACAATATAAACATATATCTAAATTACCTAAAATAAAAGAAAGAAGTAACAGATCAAAAGTACATCTTATAGAAGATAGCATAGAGGGTTGGGCAGATGCAATAGGAATCTTATTATCTTCATATTTTGATGGGGAAGTCACATTTCCAAAATATCAAAATTGTCATATTAGTTTTGATTATTCTAACATTCGGCCAAAAGGTGCATTGATTAGTGGTGGGTTTAAAGCACCAGGTCCAGATGGTCTTAGAATAGCTTTACAAAAAATTGAAGATTTATTAGAAAGAGAATTAAACAAATTAAATTTCGATGGTGTAGTTGAATCTATAGTTGCTTATGATATAGTTATGTATATGGGAGACGCAGTTTTAAGCGGTGGAGTAAGAAGAAGCGCTACTATATGCATGTTTAGTCCTGATGATGAAAAAATGATAAATGCTAAGATTGGAAATTGGTTTATAGAGAACCCCCAACGGGCAAGAAGTAATAACAGTGTAATTTTAAACAGAAATAACATAACAAAAGATACATTTCATGAATTTTTTAATTCTGTTAAACAATTTGGGGAGCCTGGCTTTATATTTACTGAAAATGAAGATATAATATTTAATCCTTGCGTAGAAATTGGCATGGTGCCTCAATCTCGTGACGGTATTAGTGGGTTTCAAGGATGTAATTTGGTAGAAATAAACGGTGGCAAAAGTATAACTGAAGAAAAATTCATGTTAGCTTGTAAAGCCGCAGCAATTATAGGAACTTTACAAGCGGCGTATACGGATTTTAAATATGTGGATCCAATATGTAAAAAGATATTTGATGAAGAAGCTTTATTAGGAGTTTCAATAACAGGGTTTATGGCAAATCCTGAAATTTTATTAAACCCCGACATTCAGAAAAAAGGTGCTTTATTAATTAAACAAATAAACAAAGAAGTAGCAAAAATGATAGGCATTAATCAGGCAGCAAGAACTACATGCGTAAAACCTTCAGGAAATGCATGCACAACATTCGATACTAAAATTAAAACAGAATTCGGTGATATGACATTAGAAGATATTTTTAACTATTGTTCAGATAACAATTTAAATAATATGTCAGATAAAACTTCATTTGTTCCAAATAAACAACTGAAAGTATATGATGAAAACAATAATCTTAATATAATATCTAATTGTTATTTAAATGGCTTATCAGAAATTTTCGAAATTGAATTTGAAGATGGCAATACTTATAAATTTACAGACCAACATAAATTAAAAACAAAAAATGGTTGGAAATACGTATATGAACTTAAAGAAAATGATGAAATAATAAATTTTTAATGAACAATGTAGCAATTCCTTATGTTTATTTTGTAAAAAATAAAACAACTAACATAAAATATATAGGTGCTAAATATTCTAAAGATTCTAATCCTCTTTATTTTTGGATTACGTATTTTACTTCATCAAATTTTATTAAAAATTTAATAAAATTATATGGTCATGAGGATTTTGAATTTAAAATATTAAAAATATTTAATAATAAATATGATGCATTATTATATGAGCGAAAATTATTATTGATAGCTGTGAAAAGAAATGATTATGCAAATATGCATACTAATTTTTTAGGTGAATTAACTCAAGAAGAATTTGAATTAAATAATATAAAACAAAAGTCAATAAGATCTATTCTTGGCAAATTATCTAGGAAAAATAAAACTGGTTTTTTTGGTTATAGCTGTGAAGAAAGATCTTCAGTTGCACAAAGAGGAGGATTTGCAGCAGCTAAAATAAATAAAATACGTGGTACAGGAATATTTGATAAAACAGTTAGAGATAAACAGCATAAAACTTTAGAAGAAAAAAAAGTTAGCGCATTCTATGATCCTGAATTACGATTAGAAATTTGTTCAAGTGGAGGAAATAATGGTATGCTTTCGCACAAATATAGAGAGAAAAATAATATTACTGTCGAAACTTTTATTAAACAACAAAGCGACAGGGGAAAAAAAGGTGGCGTTAAAAATAAAGGTGGGCGTTGGTACAATGATAGCATAAACGAATTTAAATATACAAATAAACAACAAATAGAAAAATCTTTTGATGATTTTTTGTCAGCTAATAAAAATTATAAAAAAGGTAGATTAAAAAATAAAAAATGAAATGATAATTAAAAAAATAACAAAAAGCGACGGACTTTATTTAACTGGTGACATTGAAGTAGAACAAACTCATTCATATCAGTTAAATAATGGAATAGTATCTCATAATTCTGTGGTATTAGGAACTACTTCAGGTATTCATGGTGAACATTCCGAAAATTATATCAGAAACATTCAAATGAATAAAGAAGATGATTTAGCCATTCATTTTAAGAATGTTAATCCTAAAATGGTTTCAGATTCTGTATGGTCTAACAATAATTCTGATTGGGTTATATCTTTTCCAATAACATCAAATAAAAATAGTATCTTTAAAGATCAATTATATGGTGTAAAATTATTAGAATACGTTAAATTAACACAACAAAATTGGATAGAAGAAGGAACTAATATAGATTTATGTATAAATCCATTGATAAGACATAATGTAAGTAATACTATTCAAGTTGATAATTGGGAAGAAGTTGAGGATTATATTTTTGAAAATAGAAAATATTTCGCTGGCATAAGTTTATTATCAATTTCAGGAGATAAAGATTATAATCAGGCTCCTTTCACTACAATATTAACGCCTAAAGAATTAGTAAAAAAATATGGCGATGCTGCTGTGTTTGCATCTGGTTTAATAGTTGATGGATTAAATGCGTTTAACGATAATCTGTGGTTAGCATGCGATACTGTATTAGGCATAGGTGAAAAATTAGAATATTCTGAAAAAGAAGTAGAAGAAAAAATAAAATTTAGTACACCTAAAGAATTATGGGAAAAATTAGGATTTAAAAATGGAACATTAGATACATTGGCAGAGCTTTATATAAAACCTGAAGTAGAAGAATATAAAAGATACATGGACACTAAACTAAATGGGACTGTTCATAATCATGCTTTAAAAAAGGATTGGGTTAGAAGAGCAAAACAATTTGCAGATAGGCATTTTACGTCAATAAAGGAAATGGCATATTGTTTAAAAGATGTACATAACTATCATAAATGGATTGAAATAAAAAGAGAATTAGAAGATGTTGATTGGAAAAATGTTAATATAAAACCAAAGTATACAGATATTGATACTATTGGTGCTATAGCTTGTGCAGGAGGATCATGCGAGATATAAACTTTAAATTTTTATACATTTATTGCATAACTAATAAATCAACAAATAAAAAATACATAGGTAGTCATATTTGTTACAAAGATAATCCTTATGATGATGGGTATTGGGGATCTAGTAAATATCTAAACAATGAAATTAAATTATTAGGCAAAGAAAATTTCATAAAAGAAATAATAGAATTTATAGATTTGGATAAATTAAATTTATTATATGAAATAGAAACGTTTCACATTTTAAAAAATAATACTATTGAACCTAATGGATATAATAGAGTTATTCCTGGTGTCGTTGGGTATACTGATCAATCGGGTAAAATACTTGTGCATAATGATAAAAGACAAAAATTCATTAAATTAGAAGAATTACATATTTATTTAAAAAATAAATGGATAGCAGGAAGACTTAACAAAGAACAACAATGTTATATTAATAGAGGAGATGAACAAAAAAGTATTAATAAAAATGAATTGGATGAATGGATAAAATTAGGTTGGCGTAAAGGTTTATCAGAAAAAAATATAGAAAATAGAAAAAATAAAACAAAAGGAAGAATAAGAGTAAATAACGGTTTATATTGTATTTCTATAACCAAAGATGAATTGGAATATTATTTAGATAAAGGATGGTTTAAAGGTGCTCTTAAATATAAATGTAAAAATTATGTTAATTTTGGACCAAGAAATGGTCTATATGGTAAATGTTGGATAAATAATTCAAAAGAAAATAAAGTTGTTACAAAGGAAGAGTTACAAAATTATTTAGATAATGGTTGGATTAAAGGAATGAAATTTGTTACAAATGTAGCATCAAAAAATAAAACAACTATAAATAATGGTACGCGAGTAAAATTTGTAAAAGAAAAAGATTTAGAATATTATCTAAATGCTGGTTGGACACTTGGTGTATGTGAACATACCAAAAAATTATTAAGAGAACAAAGACAAAATTATAATCATTTTATTGGAAGAATAGGAATAAACAATAATAATAGTAACAAATTTGTTAAACCAGGAGAACTTGAAGATTATTTAAATAAAGGTTGGCGTAAAGGACTTATGTTTAAAAAAGAAATTAATAAATCAGGTGTACATAATGGAAGGTTTGGAAAGATTACGATAAATAATAATATTGAAAATAAATTGATTATAAAAGAAGAACTTGAAGATTATTTAAATAGAGGTTGGGTTAAAGGATGTAAGAAAAAATAACAGTACCCTGGTGTGGTGTGCAAGAACTGTGGGCATAGCAAGTGTTCTTGATTGATAATTAAATACTTATATGGGACTCCAAATTGATTTTTGGAGTCTTTATTTTTTAATATATAAATAAATCGATGTTTTTAGATGAGAAAGCTTGTGTATGAGTCTTTGAACGAGATGAATTTCCAAAGGAAGATGGACAATCCATTATCTGTGTTAGGAATAGGTCAGAAACAACTGATCAAAGACTGGTTGGATGAGATGAAAATCGATGATTATAAGATCGGTGACGATTATACCATATCTATCCTAGGCTCTAGAAATGACATACATTTGGAAGATCAAAGTCTGATCAAGTTTCCCGATTTCATCCAGTTTGGTAGAGTGAATGGGTTGTTCTATTGTCATATAAATGGGTTGACATCTTTGAGAGGTTGTCCGACATATGTTGATAATCACTTTGCATGTAACAATAATGAGTTAGCTTCATTGGATGGTTGCCCAAGACACGTTGGGTTTAACTTCAGGTGTAATGATAATCTATTAGAAAATTTAGAAGGATGCCCAGAATATGTGGGTTGGGATTTTCACTGTGGAGATAACAAAATCAAGTTCACTAAGAAATATATCAGAAGTCTATGCGATGTGAAAGGAGAAATCTATGCATAAGAGATTGGTAGTAGAGTCATTGGATGAAGTCATGAACTTCCAGAAGAATAGAGATCCATTTGGCGCCTTAGGTATAGGTAGGAAACAACTTATAATCGATTGGTTGAACCTGATGGATATCCAGGATTACACGATCAATGATGATCACACAATAGACACACATGTGTCAATCATTATAACAGACAAAGATTTGGTAGAGTTCCCTGATTATATAAAGTTTGGGAATGTTGCTGGATCGTTTGTTTCTTCTGGAAACTCGTTGATATCTTTGAGAGGATGCCCCGAAAATGTTGGTCTATATTTCTCCTGCTCTGATAATCAGTTAACTTCTTTAGAACACTGCCCGAAATATGTGTATGGAAGCTTTGATTGTTTTAACAATAAGAGAGATTTCACAGAGGAAGATATCAGGAAGCTGTGTGATGTACATGGGAATATCTATCTAACAGAATTTTAAAAATATATAAAATATACTTTAACGATTAAAATTATTTAAATAAGGTGAATAAAAAGATAGTCAAAGAGTCACTGATAGAGGGTGTTGCCGATAGATACGCTGAACGTAACTTCAACATACCCGATGAAATCCAGGGCTTCAGAACAAGGGAGGACATTGTCCCAGTTGCATATGTTAAAGATGAGGGAAAGATCATATCCATATTCAAGAACCCCAAGTCTCTTGAGAACTTTGGACCTGGGGTCAGAGCCATCAGTGACAAAGCTGGGAACCTATACATTGCTCAATATGATGGTGACTTCATCCATGGTAACATGGCATTGGCATTAGTGAACAAGGGGTTGATCAACTCAAAGTATCATGATGATGATATCGATGATATATATGAGAACCCGACAAACTACATATTGTTGTTAAGGGTGGCAAATAGCAACATGTTCTCGACAAGCAACAGTTATAAATGGGCGGGCGATTACTCTAAGAAACTCTTGGAGATCTTGAACAAGAAGCAAACAAAGTATAAGTTCTTTGCTGATCCAAAACACACGAAGGTGGAATAAAAAATGATAAAAAGAAGTAAAAAATGGTGGTGATAACAGAATTTTTGATAAAGAAGATATTATCTGAAGAAATATTTGGAGTTAAATTGTGCGAATCAGTAGAACAGATAAATACTATTGATTTTGTTTATACTAAATTATTGACTGAGGGTCAACTTCTTTTCGGTGAACCAATTACAGTTCCTGAATTACGTAAACTTTTAAGACAAAAAATTTTAAATTTTGAGTTTATCAAGTTGGATGGAACAGTGCGTCCAGCCAAGGGGACCCTCATGATGCGTTATGTACCTCAGAGTCAACACCCAAAGGGCATAAGACCATCAAGTCCAAAGGTGGCCACTTTCTATGATTTAAAAAAATCTGATTGGAGATGCGTTTCACAACGTAGCAAAGAGATTGTCCTTAAACAAGATACGAAAACGAAAAAGCCCATCGTTGTGATTCTTGATAAGCCAAAGATAACACCAGAGATAGGTAAGACATACGAGTTTGATAAACTGTCCAAGAACAAGTACAACATCAACACATACATAACCGTCACAAGAAAGGACAAGGACGGTTTCTGGGGAAAGACCTCAGGGTCCAATGTAGACATACTTCTCAATGCAGATCGTCTCAAACGTCTTGGGCCAGAGCTACAGATTGGAGAGACCTATGAGTTCACCAAACTGGACAAGAACAGCAACAAGGTGTTCTCCAAGATAACATTGACCAAGAAGGATGAGGATGGTTACTGGGGCAAGACAGATGGAAGCGAGAAAGACATCCTATTGACAAACGAGAGGCTCAAACGACTTGGGACCAACGTTAAGGAACTCACACCCAAGGAGAAGGAGGAGGGTGAACCAGAGACCAAGGAGACACCTACCCCGTCGATTGATAAGAAACTATATCACTTCAGGAACAAGGTGACTGGAGCAACCGTGGACTTTGCCACCGATGAAACGGGAGCCCAGAACAAGATAAAGTCACTTGGAGGTAACTGGGAGATAGTGACTGATGATGAGTTGGATAGCAAAGACAAACCTCAAATGATGGCAGATGAAGATATTGAAGAAAAAGAATAAAATTTAACATGATTTTAACAAGATAAGTTAATTAGTTAAACATTTATTTGTTATTTTTACAAAAATTCTTTTCAATGTCACCATTAGAAGCTAGACGTAAATCTTTAAAAAGAAGAAAACAACTTAAGTGTAAAGCGTTTAATCTTAAAATAGATAACAAATCTATTAAAGAGAATGAATTATATTTTAAGATGTTGTTTCTTGAAGCTAAATGGTTGTATAATCATTTTTTATCTCAAGAAGATATATTTAAAATTAATATAACTGATATAAAATATGTTCAAGTTAAAGTTAAAGATAAATTTGAAGAAAGAGAAATAAAATATCTTCCATATAATGTAAAACAAACTATATATGATAAAATTAAACAAGATATTATAAATTTAGCTAAAACTAAAAATAAAGGATTTAAAATTGGAAAACTTCATTTTAGAAATGAAGTTAATACTGTTTCTTTTAAATATTTTAAAATTAAAAATAATAAATTATGTATACCAAGAAAAGGCAAAAAGAAAAGTGATGTACAATCAACACCATTAAAAATTTATGGGTTAAATCAAATTAAAGGTGCTTTGGAAATTGGTCAAGTTATTTTTGTTAAAAAACCTTCAGGAATTTATCTCAGAGTAACAACCTATTGGCCAAAAGAAAATATTCAACCAAGGGAAAACTTAGGTATAGACTTTAACATCTCAAACACTTTAGTTATCTCTAATGGTCAACAAATAGATAAAATATCTATCAAGGAGAGCAAGAGACTCAAGAGGTTATCAAGACAACAGAACAAGAAAACCAAGGGAAGCAAGAATAGGTTTAAACACAACAGGTTAATCGCTAGAGAACATGAAAAATTATCTAATAGAAAAGAAGATATAATAAATAAAATAGTTAATAAATTAAAAAATTATCGGATTGTTATTCAAAATGACAGTTTACAAGATTGGAAACAAAATAGAAGCTACGGTACTTCTATTCAACATTCTATATTAGGTGGAATAAAGTCCAGACTCATCAGTTTGGAAACTACCAAAGTGATTAACCAATTCGAGAGAACAACCAACACTTGTTTCAATTGCGGAAACAGATTATATTTAAAAAGATCAGATAGATCATTTACATGTAAAGAGTGTGGTTTTACCCACAATAGAGACCTTAACGCAGCTAAAAACATAATGAAGATAGGGCTGGAACAGTCCGAATTTACGCCTTTGGAGTCTTACATAGACTTTGGTTACATTTATGGGATTGAAGTCAAGACGTTGAAGAAGGAAAATGTCTCAAATGAGACATAGGAGTTCACCCGATATGATGGCGAAAATAATTTTTATTTAAATATAATATTTTCAGAGAAAACCCATAGACTTAAAACTTTATGGGTTTTTCTCTTTATAAATAATAAAGATTTTTACATTCATAAATATATAATAAAAACCTATTTCATGGCCATCTGTATCTATAGCAACGGAATATTGGAGGAGTTCAAACCCCAGAACCTGGTCTTTACGGACCAGGAACTCGTTAACATCTTCGCTGAATACAAGAAGCTGAGGACCTTTCGTCTCAGGGAGATCGCCAATGTCTGGTGCCTGTGGGGTGAGATGGAAACAAACGAGGACATAGAATACAACCGACTGGCCTCAGAAGCTATCGAGGAACACATATTCTCACACCTTGTTCTTATACATGATACCGAGCTTGATCCCGCCTGGAACCTAACAGATAAAATCATATACAACGATTACAACAAGTTTGTTGCTGA